GTCGCGCGCCACCGGGATCTTGGCGATCAACCCGAACTTGGTGCGCGGCGCGCCGTTCGGCGGCGGCAACACCACCTCCAACCAGAAGCCATCGGGCAGCAGCGCCTTGAGCGCGGCGTCGTCGCGCAGATGGTTGTAGAGCCCGACGGTGATCGCGGCGGCGGCCATCAGGCGGCCCTCACCAGGAACCCGTGCCGCGCCACCATCGCCATCAGTTCCCGGGTCATCGCCTCACGGTGGGCGATAGCGCGTGGAATGAAGACCTCGCCGGCCGGCATCGCGCCGCGCCCGGCGAAGTTCCCGTTCTCGCGCTCCTCGGTGCCGTTCTCGAAGATGTAGACCAACGGCGACGTCGACCGCACCAGGTACCGGGCCTTGAACGCCGAACTACCAGGGACCACCTCCACCGAGTCGCGCAAGTGTTCGGGCGTCACTAGCCGGCCGCGAATGTAGGATGGCGGCCCGTTCCACACGGGATAGGCGTGCGCGATGTCGCGCGCCGCCGCTTGCGCGTGCCGGTCGATGACGTCGGAGGCCTCCGCCGCGAGCGTCGCCGGCATGGCGCCCAGCGCCTGGCGCAATTCGTCAAACCCCTGCAGCGTCACTCCTGCGCTCATGCCGTTTGCTCCGTGCAGAGCAGCACCGTGTCAACCTGGCGTTCGTCGGGCGTGTGCACGCCGTTGACATAGAACACCCGCGTGCCCAGCTTGATCACCGTCTGCGAAGTGATGTCGCCGCGATACGGCCCGGCGAACACATACGTGTTCTGCGACACCACCGCGCCGGCGGGCGCCAGTTGTTCCAGGTCGCGCGCCGTCGCCGGTTGAATCGCGCACTGCCACGTCGGCGGCACGAGGGGCACCGGCGTTTCCACCCACCCCGCCACGCCGTCCGACACCTGGTCGCCCGGGCGTTCGAGGGTCACCAGGTTCGGCCGTGCGCTGATCCGCGTCCGTGCGCCAATGAGCGCCATCAGGGCACCCACATCAGCCGATGCGGCGCGATCGCGTCCTCGTACCCGTAGGGCACGGCGGTGACATCATCCGGGCTCGCCAGGTCGCGCCCGAGGGTCGCGAAGTGCGCCGTCAGCAACCCGACCGCATGCGTGAGCAACGGCGCTTCCTGCGACAGGGCCGCCGGCGAGGGCCACCCCGACGTCACGTGCAGCACGTAGGCCCCCCACGTCGCGGGCCAGGAAGCGAGCCCGATCACCCGCCGCCGCCGATCGATCCGAAACTCGTGCGGCGACAACGTGACCCGCGTGCCGCCGTCCGGTGGCGCGGCCTCAATCGTCAACGTCTGAATCGGCGTCACCTGCCAGGGCAGCGGCAGGAGGCCATTCCAGGCGACCTCGAGCTCGATGTCCCAGGTCTGCGTCAGGAGCGCCAACCCGGTGTCCTTTTCCACCTTGCTCCGCGCGGCGGCGATGAACCCGGTCATCAGCGCTTCGCGCGGATCGCCAGGTGCCCAGGTGAAGCCAGCGCGCTGGATCGCCTCGGCGAGGGTCAACGGCTCCTCGGTCGGCGGCGTGATCAACTGCTGATAGACGGCCGTGGGCCAGTGCCACGGCGGCCGTTCGAAGGCGGTCGCGGGACTCATCGCTTGCGCCGTTTCGCTTGGCCGCGATACGTGGCCGTGGTGAATTCCACCGCCGTCGACGTCGCCGGCGGCGGCGGTTCCTGCTGCGCGAGGACGCGCGGCCGCCGCACCGGGACCGTCACCGTGTGCCGACCGGCGGCGACCGACGCCGGGGTGCAGGCGGTAAACGGGGTGTCATCCACCGGGCACGGGCCCGGGGTGACCTTCCAGGTGAGACAGCCACGCGCCATCGTCGTGCTCCCGTTACGGGGTTTTGATCACCTTGCCGAACGCCCCCGGCCGATACACCGCGAGCGCCAGGCGTTCCTCGGCGCGGATCGCCACCAGGTTCTTGATGAAGAAGTCCGCGTGCGAGTTGCTCGCCTCGACGCGGATCCCGCCGCGGCGGAACACCTGGGCCGCGCTCTGATACGCGCCGACCAGGCCCGTGCCGGCCGCCATCGCCGGTGTCGGGACGACCGGCAATCCCCAGAGCGTCGGCGTCGGGATCGACGCGAACGGCCCGCCAGCCAGGTATTCGCCGGTGGTCGTCTTCGTCAGCAGGATGCCCACCCAGTCGTTCGGGTTCGCGATGATCCCTTCCGGCATCAGGAGCGACGAATTGAACAGCGCCATGATCTGCCGCAGGTACGCATCGGCGAGCGTTTCCGGCGCGGTCTGCGTCACATCCGGCGCGAGCCCCGGCCGCAACATCAGGCCGAGCAGGTCTGGCGCGACACCCGTGCCGTTGAGCAGCTGATCTTCTTCTTCGAGCATCACGCCGGTGCGCAGGCGCGCGTCGATGTAGCTGCGGATCTGCGGCGCGTCTTCCAACATTTCCTCGGTCACCGGCAACCAGTGGGCGATCTTCCGCACCGGATCGGTGGCCGCTTCGAACGTCAGCGTCGATTCGGGTTTGACGCCGCCCTCGAGGACGGTGGCCGCCGCGTTGGTGAACGTCTTTTCCCGCATGTAGGAGATCACGTTCGACTCGGCGGTGCCGGGCGCGATCAAGTCGGCGACCACCGGCCGCCGCGTCGGGAGCGGCAGGATCCCCGGCAAGTACTGCGGCGTGATCAACGCGCCGCCGGAGGCCGGATCCTCGGTGAGTGTCGCCGCGCGGAACCAGCTCCCACCGGGGAGCTCCAGTTCGGCCGAGGGCGTCCGCCACGCCGACTGCGACTTGTGGCCGCCCTTCCGAATGAACTCGTAGGCGTCCGACCGGATGAACTGTTCGCCGAGCGAGATCGGCACGCCGCTGCGCGCCAGGCTCCGCGCCACCTGGACGCTGCCCGCGAGGCGATTCAGTTCGGCCGCCATGGCGTCGCTGCCCTGGAGCCGTTCGAGCTTGGCCTGCAGTTCCAGGCCCTCGGTCGAAAACTTTTTGATCGCGGCCGTTTCCTCCGGCGTCATGGCGCGATTTTCCGTTTCGCACTTCTCGGTCGTGGCCTTGAGCAGCGCGAGCCCGTCGGTCTTCTTGGCTTGGATCTCGCGTTCGAGTTGGACGACGTTCAGCATGTGCGTGTCTCCATCGGGGTTGTCAGAACCCCAGCCCGAGCAGCGCGTGTTGCAGGTCGCGGACCTCCCGCGCACGATCCTGGCCGGTGGCCGGTGAAGGCTCCTGCGGCGTGTCGTGTGCTGGTGGTGTCGCGGCGGCCGCACGCGCCACTGTGGTCTCCGGCGCCGGGCTCAGCGCCCGCGCCACGGTGTCATCGAGGGTGCCGATCCGATCGACCATCCCGAGCGCGAGCGCGGTGTCGGCGTTCACGACGTCGCCCTCACCGAACCCGGCGCGCACGGCGTCCACCGTGACACCGCGCCCCCGCGCGACGTCCTGGACGAACGTGCCGTAGATGGCATCGACCCGCGCCTGCAAGCGCGCCCGCGTCTCGTCCGAGAGCGGCGTCGCGGGATTGGGATCAACCTTGTATTTGCCGGCGGCAATGAACGTCAGCTTGACGCCCACCTTCTCAAGCGCCGCCGACAGGTCCTCGTGGATGTTGAACACGCCGATGGACCCGATGCTCGCCGACGGCGCCGCCACAATCGACGTCGCGCAACTGGCGATCCAATACGCGGCGGAACACATGTTGAAGTTCGCCTGAGCGATCACCGGCTTGACCGCGCGTGCCTTGAGCACTTCGGCCGCGAGCTCCGTCGCGCCCTGGGCGTTGCCGCCGGGCGAGTCCACGTCGAGGACGATGGTGCCGACCTTGGGATCGTTGACGGCCGCCCGCAACTGCGTGGTCACGTCGTCGTACGCCGTCGCGCCGCTGATGTCGCTCATGGCGGTGGCGCGCGGCATCATCACGCCGTGCAGCGGCAAGACCAGGACGCCGGCGCCTGGCGCGACGGGGGCCACCTTCGTCGGGCCCGCCTGGAAGTCGACCGCCGGGATCTCCTCGGACCCGGTGACGCGCCGCGCGATCACCTGGGCCACCAACGTGACCATCGGCCGCGTCATCGCCCACGGGGATTCGACGGCGATGTGCAACACGCGGTCGATCGGATGCGGATGCTTAGCCATACAGCGCGGCCTCCCGTCCTGAACTGAATGCCTGCTCGCCGGCGACGAGCAACTGCAAGGTGTCGCCGTTGATCGTGGCGGCCAGCGCGGCGGCCTGGTGGGCGGCGTCGGCCTCGTCGTACCCGACGGCCCGATAGAGCGGTTCCAGTTCCGCCGCGAGCTCACGGTTCCATCGGTCGACTTCGAACCCGTGGGCGCGTTCCTCGATCGGCAGCTTGTCGAGCCGCGCCCGCTGCCGCATCCACGTCCGCCGAATCACCGGGACCGTGGCGGCCGCCGGCACGGGTGTCGGTTCGCCTGCCTGCGTCCCGGTGCCGGTGTTGAGCGGGAGCGCGAGCGCGTCAGCGGTGGGATCGTCGGTGATCGCGGGCAGGTTCAGCCGCGCGCGGCCTTCGTTGGCCGTCATGATCGGTCGGCCCACCAGCGACCGGATCGACGCGGCCTGCTCCTCGAAGGAGCCCTTGAGTTTTTCGTTGATGTTGAATTCGAAGTAGACGTCCGTTTGGTCGTCGCACTCGGGCAGCAGCTGCCGTTCGAGCTCCTCGACGATCATGGTGTTCCAGGGGCCGAGGCAATCCTGGTACAGCTGCTTGTGCTGCTCGCGGATGTTGGAGAACGTCGCGTGATCCAGGATCCCGACCATCGGCAGCGGGACGTGATACGCGGCGGCGACTTCCTCGCGGGTCATTTTCCGCGCCGCCGTGTATTCCGAGTCGATGAACGTCGGCGGTGCCGTCGCCTGCGTAAACGTCATGCCGTCTTCGAGGATGGCGGTCTGGCCCGGGTGCCCGCTGTACCGGGTCTGCCACTGTTCGCGGAACGCCTGTTTCTGATCAGGCGTCCACTTCGGCGCCTCGCGCGGCCGCGAGATCACCCCTTCGAGACGCGCCGCGTGATCCCAATACGCCTGCCGATAGTCCAGGGACGCGGCTTCTTCGGACAGCGTCTTCCGCAGGGTTTCGAGCGGCGACAACCCCATCAGCGGGTCGCAGGGGTCGTAGCCGTTGAAGTACACGAGCTCGCTCAGCCCCAGCGGGATCTCGGTGCCGTCGACCTTGGTGAAGATGAAGCCCTCGGGCAGCAGGGTGCCGACGACGGTCATCTGCTCAGGCGGCAGGCGCACAAGGCCGATCCGATTCGGCATCCGCACCTTGAGCCAGTAGGCGTTGAAGTAGATCCCCATGTCCTGCATCAACGCTTCGATCAGCCGGTAGCGCGTGGTGCCGGGGTTCGGCTTCTCGATCCACTGCACCAGTTCGTGACCGGAGATGCGCTCGCGGTCGGTGTCCGACCGGCGGCGAAAGGCGTGGAGCCCGAGTTGCGCGATGTTTCGCGCCAGGAAGTCCACAACGGTCCGGACTTCCGGTTGCGTGCGGTAGATGTTCGCGTAGGTACTGAGCGCCTGGCTGTCGAACACCGAGGGCCGGTGGTACGTATCGACGGGCTGCAGCGCCGTCGCGCCAATCGTGGTGACGGCGCCGAAACTACGAACGACCATCGCGGGCCGGGCTCGGCATGACTTGGATGAAGGCGACGTTGGCGCGGTGGATGACGACCTCGCCGTCGACCGTGATTTCCTCGTTGCCCTTGACGACCGCCGCGTTGCGGAGGGTCAGCCAGGCGCCGCGGCTGCCCCACAGGACGCCGCGCAACGCCGCGTCGTCGTCGGACACCAGATTGACCAGGACCTCGCGGTAGAGACAGGGCGGCCGCCACCACAGCAGCCAGCGCATTGGCCGTTCAGTCTCAGGGGCGGTGCCCGAGATTGTCTATTTGGGGTTTCTCGAACCCTGCCGGATGTCGCGGCGGATGATTTCCTGGACGCTCACCCGTTCGCGGCTGGCGCGCCGGTAGGCGTCGTCATAATCGCGCCCGGTCATGGTCAGGTGGACGTCCACGCTGGTGTCGTCATGGGCCAGCGGCGGGTTGCCAGGGCGGCGCGGCGGGCGCGGATCGGCCATTGGCGGCGGTGCCCGACAGTGTAACGCTGCCAGTTGTCAAGTGGAGAACCTCCGATGTGCCGGGGGAAAAACTTGGATGACCTAAACGCGGCCCGCTCAGCAGGATAGCGACAGGCGATTAGACGACGAGCAAGTCGGGGTCTTCAGCGGGGACATCTTCCAAACCGCGCACCGCCAGGTTCCAGGCGATCGCGAGCGCGACGACCGGGTCGATCCGGCCGCGACTGCGCCGCTTGACCGGGTAAATGTTGTCTTTGTTGTCGCGCTGGACGACCGCATTGCTGACGCACCACTCCATCAGCGGACAGCCGCCGGCGTCCACCTCGCCGGCGAGCACGGTGGCTTCCAGTTCCTTGCACCCGCTCGACATCCCGGCGAACGTCTGCGACACCTCGACCACCTGGTCGGGCGCGAAGCCGTCCTGCTCGGTCAGTTGGATTTCGAGCTGGTCGGCGTGCCAGGGGTCGAACCCGATCACCGCGATCGCCGCGTGCTCGCGCAGCCGCGCCAGCGCGTCGCGGATCACCTGGTGATCCACCTTCGTGCCCGGCACCGCGATCAGGAACCCCTGATCCACCCACACGTCATATGGGGCGCGGTCACGCAGCCGCCGTTTTTCCAGTGTGTCGCGCGGCGTCCACACCCACCGGAGCACCAGCCAGTACGGCCGCGTGTCGGTCGGCGGAAAGAGCGCGGTCATCGCGCACAGATCGAGTTTGGACGCCAGGTCGATGCCGACGTAACAGAGCGACCCGCCCGGCAGGTCGGCCAGCGCGGTCGGCGGTTGCTGCCCGCGCCGCCAGCCATCGAGCGAGAGCCACGGTTCGGCGGCGGTGACCCACAGGTTCAGGTGCTTCTGTTTGTAGGCGTTCGCCGCGCTGGGGATGCCGATCGCCTTGACGCGCTTACTCGCCAGGTCGGCGGGGTTCACGGACACGCCGAAGTTCGGATTGGCCTTGCGCGCCGCCGCTTCCTTGGTCCAGTCGTCTTCCTTGTCCGCGTGCGCGATGAAGGCGAAGTACGTCTCATCGATCAGCACGCCGTCGAGCACCTTGCACGCGTAATCGTGCTCGTCGCCGCAGGGCGAGGTTTCGTCGGTGCCGGCGGTGGTGATCTTGAACACCAACGGTTGGCGCCGCGCGCCGGTGGCGCCTTCCAGGACGTCGATCAGGCCGCGCGTTTTCAGCGCGTGCAGTTCGTCCAGGTTGACGAAGTGCGCGTTGAGCCCGTCGAGATACTCGTCGTCGGAGCTCACGGGCTCCAGCTTTTGCGCGAGCGCGTCGCGACTGAGGTTGTAGGTGAGCACGCGGATCCGCCGCCGCAGGCCGCTGGCGCGGACCAGGCGCTTGGCGTCGTTGAACACGATCAGCGCCTGCTCGCGCTTGGTCGCGCCGCAATACCCTTCGGCGCCGGGCTCGTTGTCGAAGAACGTCAGGTACAGCGACACCAGCGCCGCCTCGAGCGACTTGCCGTTCTTGCGCGGCACCTCGTTGTAGGCGTTCCGGAACCGGCGCGCGCCGCCGTCGCGGTGGAGCCACCCGACGATGGATCCCAGGCGGAACACCTGGTGCGGTTGCAGTTCGATGAAGCGGCCGGCCCATTCACCCTTGTAGTGGCGCAGCCTGGAGGCGAACCGCACGAACCGGTCGACCTCGGGCAGATGCAGGACGTAGGGGAAGGCGTCGGTACCGGCGCGGTCGCGATCGCGCAGATGGCGGGCGCACGCCAGGCGGTGGTATTTCCCGGCGAGGATCGCGCCGTCGACGACGGCGCGCGGATACGCATCAATCGGATGAACGGCCAGGCGGCGGCTCCCACGGCTCTAGGCGCGGCCCATCGAACTCCTCGAACGGATCACCAGGGGCGTTCTTCTTACCGGCGGCGCCGACGCGGCTGCGGGCGCTCGGCGTCATCCCGAATTCCACCAGGAACCCGCGCATCTGCGCCATGGCGCGGTTCGCGATGGCGACAAACGGCGAGATCACGGGGAACCCGCCCTTGCCCTTGATCACCATGCCGAACTTCTTGATTTGCCCTTCGGCCTCGCGCCACCGCGCCCACGCCTGACAGTAGGCGGCCAGGGCGTTGCCGTCGATCTCGGTGAGCAATCCGAGGCGGTGGAGCACCGGCGCCATGCGCCGCCATTCCTGGGCGGCCGCGCCTTCCAACCAGTCGGGCGCGTCGATTTCGCCCGCCGCCGGCGCGGGTTCGTCCTCGTTCAGCGGCCGCCGCCCGGGATTCCCGCGCAACAGTTTCAGTTTCGTCGGTGTCGGCCGCCGCCCACGTGGGGCCATCGATCAGCGCGGCCGCCGCGCGCCGCGCGCCGCGCGAGGTTCCCAAAATTCCGGTTTTTCTAATTCGCGCCTCCACAAAGGACGGACTGGGGGGGTTTGCATGGATAGCGCGCCAGCAGAGATT